ACGGTCGGTGCCGTGCTAAATGCCACGTTTCCTGGCGGCAACAGCACTTGCAACTGACCGAACTGTTCGGCTGGCAGCAGGTTTAAACCTCGTACTTCTTGGACCACATAGACGGTCATTCATTTCTCCTTTCTGATATTGATCGTATCATGCTATTGGCAATAACTTACAAAGCGTAGATTATATCCGCGATGAAGTCCCATTTGTACGGTTTCCCGAACACACGAACTCCAGGGATAATCTCCCACTTGATCTTGCAAGCCTTGCCTTCCTGCCCTTTCACAGCTTCGACCTGGTCTAGTACTTGTAGCAGGTGCGCTGCGGGGAAGACGTGGATCATGTCTCCTACCCGAGCTAGTACAAATACTCGTCCGCCTTCAACGTGCCGCTTCTGAAAGAAAGCAAGTTGACTCGTCCTGAAGAACAGGTAGTTGCCCTTGGCTACCTTCAACTCGATCCAGGCTTCGGCTGTATTGTGGCAGCCGTTGACGTCGGGTTGACCGTTGCCGGCGAGGTTCTCAATCCTGATCAGATGGCCAGGCAGATTCGCCTTGACCAAAGTCCACAGTTGTGATTCGCGCATTGCCTGCTCCTTGTAAGCCCATGCCTGCTGTCCACACCCGGAGGTACGGTCCTTGCAAGTCGTCGTCTGCTGCGTCCTTGAAGTTCGGGTAGTTGATCAGGTCAACTAGCTCCATCATCTTCTTGCGGACCACGTTGCGCGACAAGACAAGACGCCAGTGGTAGTCAGCGTCGGGCGTGTACTGCGGCACAGAGTTCGGGAAGTTCTTGGTTAAATGATGCGACTGTCTGGCTCTGACGCACAGAAAGTCCTTGTCGTTACGGTGCTCGACGATACTGAGCAACCCATGCTTGGTAAATACCCACATTGCTTTCTCCTTTATTTGCTGTCACCCCAAGTCGGTCCCATCTCGAGATCGACTTTGATCGGTACGGCTATCTTAACACAGTGCTCCATGATTTCTTTCACGCGTTCGCCATGAGCGCGATCATTGACGCTGAAACAGATCTCGTCGTGCACTTGGATGTGGCCTACTTCGCCAGCCTTGTACAGTTCAACCATCGCTTTCTTTGTCATATCAGCAGCACCACCTTGGATCAGGGCATTCAGTGCCTTGTGCGTCATTGAACGACGCAAAGGACGATCGCCCCAAACCTTCTTTGCTTGGTCAATTGAGAGGGGGTTCTCACGATTAGGCCAAGTGTTCTGGCTGTCAGCCGGTTCCCAAAGATTGAAGTGCCGCTTGCGACCCAACAAAGTCTTGATGAACCCACGTTCAGACGCAGACTTCGTGCAGCGTTGACTGAGTTGCCGAACAAACGGAACACGGCCATGGTACTGCTCGAAGATTGGTTTCGCTTCGTCAATGCTGAGACCTAGCTCTTGACTTAGCTTGTAAATGCCCATGCCGTAGAACATACCGAGGTTCACGGTCTTAGCTTGCTTGCGCTTGATGCCAGCCATGTCAGCAACCATTTGATGGAAGTCTGTGTCAGCTGATTCACTGTACGTGGACACGGCTTCACTGGCTCCTTTCAAACCAAGCAAGTCTGCGTAGTGCACGAGCACACGAGGTTCTTGTTGGCTGTAGTCACAGCTAGCCCAGTGCATACCTTCGTCAGGCAAGAACAGGCTGCGAATCAGTGGACCCCAATGCTCGTCTCGCGCAGGAACCTGCTGCAAGTTAGGCATGGAGCAACTGAAGCGACCTGATCGTGTACCTGTCTCGTCTTTGCGCAGCGCGTGGAACTGACAATGGATCCGGCCTGAGTGTTCCATCTTGAGGATCATGCCCTCAATGAAGTCACGCCGCATCTTGTTAGTCCGCCTGTACTCAGCAATGCGTTGTGGCAACTCAAGCTCGTGGCCTGACAACCAATCGCCTGTGAACGATGGATTGCCTTTGGCTGTCTCAGGGTACCAGATGCTAGACTTCTTGAAGACCTTTGCTAAGTCATCACTAGACCAGGGATCGATTGCGTAACCGACTAGGTCGCGCAGTTGACCGAGTAACGCAGCCTCTTCCTTGAGACACTTGTCATTGATCTCTTCGGCCCGATCAACGTCGACACGTACGCCTTTGAAGCGCATATCAAGCATGATGGGCACGAGGTCTGACTCGAGTTCGAAGATGTCCCACAAGTCTTCTTGCAGCAAGATCTTTTTCTGCTCTTGCCATATACGAATTGGAAGGGCGGCGTCTGCTTCGCCGTAAGGACCAACGAACCGGGCTGGAAGTTTCCAAAGTCCAGACTTGGGGTCGACACCAACAGCATGGGCAGCCTGCTTGAGTAGTGTTTCGTCTTTGTCTTCGCCAAGGTACTTCTTAGCAAGCGCCGATAAGCTGTACGAGGACTGGTTTTCATCGATCAAGGGCTCCGCAATTTGAATGTCACGCACAGGACCATTGACCTGAATGCCTTCAGCGCGCAGCCATTCAAGGTCATAGATCAGGTTGGCTCCTACCTTCTCAGTATCTTTTCCAAGTACATCGTCCAAGAACCGTAGTACAGACGACTTGTCAAGGTTATCGCCGCCAGCGTGTGCGAAAGGAAAATACCAAGCCGCGTCTTCAGTCGCAAGACTCACCCCCACAACTTCCCCGTCGTACCTCACTCCGCCGGGTCCTCTCTCCATTAGGTGCGGGTCCCGGGTCTCGCAGTCCAAAGAGATCAGCTTGGCGGTCGTTAAGTTTGGGAACTCTTCCGGCGGGCGCCATGCTGAGTTCGGTAAAAACATTGGCAATTGTTCCATGATGAAGCCACTCACCTTTCCATAAGTTGCGAGCTGCTGGCTGCGGATACTCTTCAAGGAAGACTATTCGCTTGCAGCCTGTGTTCATAAATAGCTTGACGCATGTTGTGCATGGACTAGCCGTGATGTAGGCTACTTCAATTTGCCTTGTGTCTTTGCATTGGAGCAAGGCATTCTGTTCCGCATGAATAGCCTCGCAGTGTTCGAGACCCTTACCCGACGGGTAGCCCGCGCCAGGACAAGCCTTGTCAATGCAGTGAGGCTGACCAGAAGCAACGCCGTTATAACCAGTGGCAATAACGTGGCGATGACTGTCCACAAGTACACATCCCACGCGACGCCGACGACAAGTCGAGCGAAGCGAGACGAGCGAAGCCATTGCAAGAAAGTACTCATCACGCGACGGACGCCAGTATTCCAGTTCCATTTGCCTTCTCCCATAGCCAGTCGACAAGATCAGTAGGCTTATCAAACCACGGGATCACTGGGTGAGCCTGCGGTGTTGCCATACCACCAATGATTTGCTGCACATCGTTCCAATTGCTTTCATACAGATGCATGCTGCCGGCCTGCAGAATTAAATCACCGAGCTCGGGTTTATTCTTGAGCAGACAGATAACATAGCGTGCCAGCATACTGAAGTTGAACACGTCATAAGGCCAACCCAGCCACAAGTCAGAGCTGCGCATTGTGTCGATGACGTACAACTTGCCGCCGCGAATCATGAACTGAATCGACACCGTGCAAGGAATGTCCTTGCTTGGACGAGGATTCGGGCGCCAGATCGTGAGCACAGCTTGACGCGAATCAGGGTCACTGTTCAGCGTGTCAGCAATGAAGTGCAGTTGATCACGAATCATGGGCCCATAGGCACCGTGAAAGAAGAAGCCGTCATCGCTGAAGCGACTGATGGCTGTGCTGTAAGGCTTGATGGTCTCGACTCGGTTGTCACCGCTCAAGATCCATGCAGCTTCAGCAGCCATGAATTTGTAGCCTAGCGACCGTTCCTTGATGGTGACGCAAGGTTGTTCCATGCTGATGCGAGTTTGTGCAGCCCAGATCTCTTTGATCTTCATGCCGCGTGGCTCGCACTCAATGCCGGTCTGCATGCAGCGTGTGAGCGCATCGACCCATACTTGGTTAGTTGATTGCATGACGCAGTATCTCCCTCATTTTGTCAACACCGCCTTCGAAACGCTTGACGAAGGATGGATGCTTGACGTGTTCAAAAACTTCAATGCCATCTTTGACAAGGTGCGTGAGTGCAACCTTGCCAACTGCAATGACCTTGATCTCTGGTTTCTTCTCGACGACTTGCTTGATCAAATGATCGCGCGTGCCGTCGTAGTTCAAAGCATTTGCCCACATGAACAGCTCTTCACGAGCCGGTACGCCATGCAAAGCTTCTGCTAAATACAAGCTTGAGTTGCCGTGGTCGTACCAAGGCCAAAACAAGTTGTTGTACTTGGGGTTGACGCGTTCGCCGACAAACAAGTACTGCGCACTTTCAAGATGGCCAAGCAAGTTGGGGTTGTTCAACGAGTTTGGCATCTGGCTGCAGATCAGATCAACAGAGCGACGACACACCATGTCGGTGAAGTAATCCAACGTGTGGCCATACATGTTGATGCTGTAGTACATGTGGTCTGCACGATCTTTGACGCCACCAGTGCGAGTCAGCAAGTCAGCATAGTTGCCGCCGTCTGGGTGCATCTTGTCGCCATTCCAAAGCTTGAGGTACCGCTTTGCAACGCCGACTGTGTTGTCGTACATCTCTTCACGAGTCTCTTTGAGCTTGGCAAAGCTCTTTTCGTACTCGACAAGATCATCAGGCAAACAGTACACGTAGACTGCGCCGACCTTCATGGCCACGCGATCCATCATGCGCCCCATCTGAGACCAGCTGCTGCCACCACGATACTCGGCAGCATACAACGCTTCACTTGGCCACCACCTGTCGATGATGACAGGACGACCACGGCTCTTGTTGATTGCCCAACGAATAGCGGCTGTGTGGTACTCAAACATGTGAGCAGGCCAACGATAACTCAAATGCAAATAGGTTGCGTTGAGTTTCTTGCACATGTGCTGTGCAAGCGTCGTCTTGCCAACCCCATCAGGGCCTTCAAGAATGACGATCATGCTTCGCCTTTCACGTCAGCCTTGCGGCCAACAACAGCGCGCAGCTTAGTCAACTGCTCTTCAAGTTCCTCAACACGCTTGGTCAACTCAACGTTTTCGGCTGTCAAGTCAAACATGATTTCAAGCGCAGCTTCTTCAGACTTGAGCAAGACTTTTTCGATCAGTTCCATCTTGCCTTTGACCATGGACTTGGCGGCTTCTTTGACCTTCTCTTCGCGAGTAGTGGCCATGATGATTTTCTTGATGTTCACGAAGATCATGTTATTCTCCTGCTAGGTCCGATAGATCTGGAGCAGTCCAGCCCTCGGGTTTGATGATGTCAAATTCGCTGCGGTCTGAAGGGCCACGTACCTTTGCCATGTTTGCTGCGTGGACGCGATCCCACGCTGCTTGGAAGTCAAAACCTTGTAGGTATGCAGTGCCCATGACCACGTAGACGAGGTCCACGAGTGCGTCAAGTACATCAGCTTTCGTTTCCGCCACAATGAGTTCGTCGAGTTCCTCGAAAATGAAGCCAAGCCTAAAGGCTGCGAAGGCTGTGGGAAGGTCTCGAGGCGGACCTGAGTATTCGAGTCCAAATTTTTCATGGAAGTCCTTTATGTTCTGCCACTGTGTTGTCATGCTATATCCTTTCTTCTCTCAAAAAGGACCCCCTGTATTGCAGGGGGCCCCACCAAACTTACGGCTGCAGCTCTTGCCACTTCTCTGAGCTACCCCAACGACCCTCAACTGCGCGCAGATCAGGGAACATGCGTGGACCGCTTGGGTTCCACTTGAGTTGCCACAAGCAATTGCGGCTACGCTCTGGGTACAAGGGAGCAAAGATCGTTGCCAAGTAATTGCTGTCGTAATAGTCACGCAGACGATCAAACACCTCCTTGTGGGCGGGTGGCAAGTCGTCCTTGTAATCGCGCATCGAGGCGAACGTGCCCCAATGACCTTCAACGCGCCAGCCGATGTCTTCGAGCAACGCACCAAAGGCTTGGTAAGTCATCTCGTTAACGTGGTTGGCAGCGGCTCCTACATCAGGATCCCAGCATGGAGTCGAAATGAAGGCTGTGCCGTCGTCTTCGAGCAACTGGCCAAAGTTTGCAAGCAAACGGCGGCAGTGCTCTGGCTCGATGTGTTCAGCGACTTCAAAACAGACGATCACGTTAGGACGCTGCTCGATCTGTTCAACCTTCAAGACTGCTGCATCGCATTCGCCAAGCAGTTGGCTAGGTTTCCACGTGCTCTTGGCAAACTGAGCAGGCATGTCAAGCTTGGACACGTCAGCAGCTGCGTAGAACTGAGGACCAAGTCTCGATGAATGCAGCAGCTTGGCCAGCGGCATCTCTTTGCCACAACCTACGTCAAGAATTCGAGACGTTTTGTAGCGACCGCCCTGATGCATCCACTTGACAACGTGCGTCCAGCGAAGACAATGGGCAATGTAATCACGGTGCAGAAAACCGCGTTCTTCAGCGTTATCGACAGACAGGAACGTCTTATCGATTGCTTTTCCTCTTTCGTTAGCCATTCAATTTCCTTTCTAAGGGGTGGTCGAGGCGTTTAAAGTCGGCCTCGGAACGACTCCGCAGTGTTATCGTACTACGGACCGAATTGCTTCGATTGCGCCTGTATTGATCAAGCTGCCTTGATAATAGCTCAACAGGCGTTGGGGTTTCTGGCGACTTTTCAAACGGTTGCCGACGATAGACAGCAGTTCCGTCTTGCTGATCTCGCCGGCGTCCTCAATGATCGCCAGAATGGCCTTTGCCTGCTTTGCCAGTGTCGTTTCGGGCACTTGAATAAAGCGGTAAGTCACCATCCTAGTTTCTCCTATCAGGCTGCTTGCGCGTACTCGACAGCCAAGTCCAAGGCCTTCCGCTTGAGGGCGGCTCGCGGGCCAAACCACGCCGAGTTCAAGGCTGAATCGCGGTTGCGGCCAGCACGATGGTCGACGTAGAACGTCACGGCATTCAGGGCAGACCACCATGACCCTTCGGACAAGTTGGCTCCTGGCTGCGTGTGGATGCAATTATAGACTTCATCCGCAGTTCGGGACAACTGATCGCGCGTAATGTCGCCGCCTTCTTCGACCAGTGCAGGACTGAAGAGCTTGGCGATGTACTGAGTGACTTCCTTTTCTTGGTACGACACTCTTGCCAGAAGCTCGGAGGTTAATTTGAAAGAGTCCAGTTGATGGGTAGCCAGGCCTAAGGCCAATTCTGCCTTCTCGATCACGTCTTGGCCAAAGTCTCGGATGTGCGGCATCGTGAAACGCTTGGCACCAGAGTTGAGAGCCATGGTCAATGTGTTGTTGCAGACGACGCGGATCGGCGTGAACATGATGGTCAAGGACTTGCCCCAGACGTGGGGTTGATTGAGCAGCAAGTATCCGTTAACCTCGTCACCGCCAGGCAGTTCGAAGCCATTGTTCAAGGCAGCAAGGCCCCAGACTTGGCGGCCGCCATCAAGGGAGCCAGCCGTTTCCATCTTCATGTGACCGGCCTTGACAAACTTGTCGAAGAACGTGAACACGTCGTGGTTTTGCATCGGAATGTAGCTCTTGCCGCAAGGACCTAGGATCCGGTTGTCTGAATCGCGGACCAGGAGGCCCCATTCGTTGGTCTTCAAAGTGCCTTCAGATGCTTGAAGATCGCTAGCCGTTTGTGTGGTGAAGATAGAGCGTCGGCTGACGGTCCAATCGAGACCAGCAGCTGTGATCATTTCTTGCGGGGATAATGCATCACTGACCTGGGTGCCAAGACCGTGCCAGGGGGTTTCGTTGGCGTACGCCATGGATTCGACTAAATGAGCCATTTTTATTTCTCCTGAGAGTTGTTACTTGTTGAAAATTATGCGGCGCAAAATGAACATTGCGAGCAAAAATAGGCACACGACCGTCGGTATGAGGATCGTGAGCCCGAGAGTCTTCCAATCGTCTTTTTCCATCATCTTGAAAGACCACTAGGAGCAAAACGCGGCTCCTTGGCTGAATAGCCTGTGTTCATCTCGAAGCACTGGTCGTCAAGGGCACAACCAACGACCATACCGAGGTAGATCAGGGCATAAAAAGCAAAGGCAGCCACGACGCAAGCCAGGTAAAACAGGACCTTACGCAGCATGGTTGTTCTCCATCTTGAGGACACGGCAAGCGATCATCTTCGGGCGATAATACTGGAAAATGCGCCAGGGATCTTGCTTGGTCTTGACCTTGACGGTCTGCTGCAGTTCGGTCTCGACGTAGTGGGTTTTGCCAATGGCAGCCAAGGCATCAAGGATCTGCTTTGCCTGAGGAGCCAACCGACGATTCGTCGACTGGTACATAGCGAAGTCAAAGACGTACGTGCGGTTGAGCGTCTGACCGGCTGGTCGGCCACGTCCACGCTTGACCTTGACAACAGCACCGCCATCAGCCGTTGGATGGACCGTGAACTGGGGAGCAGGAACCACGGTCAACTTGGCTTCTGAACGCTTTTGCTCGAGCATGGGCAAAATGCGTTTGGCAGCCGCCCCTTTGTCCGAGAACTTGGGAGCGTGCGTCTTGGTGAGCTTGGAATACAAGCTGCAAAGATCTTGCATTGAGAACTGGCGCAAAGCGTCAATTGTCGTACACTGTTCAATGTTATTCATCTAAGAGTCTCCATAAATCAATGTGGGTGGACTGAGAACCGTAGTCCTCGAGCAAAAAGACTGGCGAACCAGTCGACGGATGCACAACACCTCGTATGTGCGACACGAACGGACGCGACGGGTTTGTGGCTAATTGGACCTCTAAATTGGGGTCGTAATCGGAGAGAATCTCCAATAGATCACTGACTTTCATGCAACATTCTCCTTTCTAAGATTGCGGACATTTATTGTAGCATCACGGATCTGGTTCGTAAATACTAGGACCTTTACTAGTGCAAAGATATTGGTGTGAAAAGGCCAATGGACAATGGGCCCCCTTAATATGTTCAGAATCAAGGGTTTATTGGCTTATTGTATTGATTGGCCAAGGGGACATAATTTCACAGTGAATTTTTATTTTTTCCCTATACTAATAGAGGCAATATGGGAACGAAGACCCTTGAGAAGCTCGACATCGGCAGGCAGCAACCCTGTCATCCCTGGATCCTCGTCTTCTAGCATCTCAGCCATGATGTCGAGACCCCAGTCGAAATAGGCCACTAAAACGCTGGCCTCTCCGATTGACAACTCGACCTTTATACCTGTCACCCCTGTGATTGCTTCGGCTTTCATTTCCACCTCCGTGTTTGACGGTTGAGCAGTTTTCCGACCCACTCAACATTCTCGAACGAATGGCCTCCAATGTGCCACTCGTAATCTTCCATTGGAGTCTCCCCCATCTTCCAGTCGTAGATGGTCACAAGCAAACCTTCGCCCGTGACGATCTTCCACTCGCAAGTCACCTTGTCCGCAGCATCGAACGGTCCATAGGTTGGAGTCCCAAAGGTTTCGCAAAGAGCTCGGAAGTTCGTCCGAACATAACCCTTCAGACTCCCTCCATTAAACTCCTGCAATTCTTCCTGATCGCGTCTTGTCAAGACTTCAAAGCCTTCATCCATTCTTGTTCTCCTGTTTGATCGTGATCTCCACGTCTTCACCATAAAAAGTCGAACCCTCCAATTCTTGGATCAGTTCGATGTTGTTCATGTTGTCATAGCCCTTCAAACCACTCTGCATGAGGGCAAGAACGGTTTCGACCGCTTGATGGAGATCCTGCCAATAGAAATCAGCCTGCGTCTCCATCAGTTTTTCGATCGCTTCCTCTCTTGTGAGGACAATTCGCTTAAAACTCTTCGCCATCATTTTCTCCTGTGAACTCTACGAAATCACCATACTCGCGAACGAACACGTCCAACAAGTTTTGGTAGTCTCCACTCATCATCTCATTGACGACATTGTTCACTCGAGTCCAATCGCGTTCGAGTTGTCTACCAAGTTTCTTCCCAAGACCAATCAGATAAAACGCATTTCCTTCAGGTCCATTCAAGTCGATGTAAATCATTTCCAATTCTCCTTTATATACGAGATTTTTCCCGTAAGTAGATAATACATCATTTGTCCGAAAAGTACACAACTTGTTCGACAATTATTTTTATTGAGTTCCCAGTCTTGATCAATAAAACTTATCACTCAATCCCATCCGCATTTCCCTCTTCCTAAATAGCTTGCATTGTTCGTTGCTGTCAACAGCCAAAACTCTTCCTGACTTCTTTTCTTCCTGCTGAATAAATATCAGGTTTATTCACCCCTTTCCCTGCCACTTCTATCCATCCACCTTCTGCATTTCTCCGTTATTCCTGCTAATTTCGCCCTCAAACCTGGTCCGAGATCCTTAAATCGTGGTCCGGAAGCGTTGATTCTATTAGAAGGATGCACGATTCATGATCTTTGCCGGCCAGGATCAGGATCCGTGCTGCAGGGCCCGGGGCGGACGCTGCGAGGACTCAGGCCAAAACGCGCCAAGTCAGTGGATCTGCGAGGGGTTTCAAAGGTAAATCTGCAAAAATCCGATGTTATTGGTCTTAGTATAGGGAAAAAATTCACAACAGTGTGTGAAAATTGCAGAGAATGCCAATCAATACAATATGCCAATAACCAGGGGTTCAGGGATCCTTGTCCTTAGTCCCCCACGAGTTTTCAGAGGTGTGTGTACAATTCCCTTAAATCCACATATTATCTGAAACAGGAGGTGCAACATGGCACAGATTGGTGGCAAGCGCGATGGCGCAGGTCGTCCTGCTGGTTCAAAGAACAAGCGGACCCAGGAGATTGAAGACAAGTTGGCTGCCTTGAATTGCGATCCAATCGAAGGCATGGCCATGATTGCGGTCGATCCAACCAGTGGTCCTGAGTTGAAGTTCCAGTGCTTCAAAGAGTTAGCCCAGTACGTGGCTCCCAAGCGCAAGGCCGTTGAGATGGACATCGAGGGCAGCGGTTCGTTCAACATTAACGTCGTTCGTTTCAGCGATGTTGCAAAGGATGTAGATGGCGGAGATAACGGTACCACTTGATTGGGCTCCGCGCCCATACCAGTTTCCTCTGTGGAAGTTCATGGAGGACGGCGGTAAACGTGCCGTTGCGGTCTGGCATCGACGAGCTGGCAAGGACTTGCTGTCGGTCAACTGGTGTGCAGTATCTGCTTTGACTAGGCCAGGACTCTACTGGCATCTGTTCCCGACTTACAACCAGGGTCGCAAGATTGCCTGGGACGGTATGACGCGGGACGGCCGTAAGTTCATCGAACACTTTCCGAAAGAGATGTGGG